GATGAAGTCCTGCAAAGACTGCAAGTTCTATCAGCGCGCACCCGGCTATCCGTCCGAGTACGACAACTGCACCCGCAAGCGCACCTCCATCACGCTGGTCGATCCGGTACGCGGCGGTACGAAGAGGGTCAACACCACTCCGCTGAGCCACTACATCAAGTGCGACAGCGAGCGCACCTCGCGTGCCCCGTGGAAGTGCGGCGTGCAAGCCCGCCACTTTCAGCCGAAGGCAACGACTCCCGAGGACTACCACCTATGAAGGCACTGAAGTTCATCTTCGGTGGCCTCATCGACGCCATTAAGCAACGCAGGGTCATCAAGTCCCGCGAGCGTGCCGCGCTGCACAGCCTACGACTCGCGAAGATTCAAGCACAGATCGCGGCGGTGCAAGCGCACTCCGTTGACTACGTGTGTCGGCCATGAAGCAGGCCCTCTACTACATCGCGGCCCTGCTGATCCTCGTCGCTCTCGGTGCCGGCGCCTATGGCGTCTATTCGTATCGAGCAATGACCACGCGCGTCGTGAAGCTGGAAGAAACAGCTCAGCAGTACGACGCACTCACGCAGCGGTTTGATGCCTTCTCCAAGGAGGTCGCCTACCGCCGCGACCTCGACTCACTGATCCGCAACAACCGGGATCGCGTCACTCACGAACTGGAGATAGCTGCCCGTGAAGATCAGCCGACTGCTGCTTTTCTTGATACCCCTCTGCCTACAGGGCTGCGCGACGCATACAACCGTGCGAAGCAGCAGCGCCTTCCTCTCCCCGACCGCCATTGAGGGCCGCCACGCATCCCTGGATGCCCTGGTGGATGACCCGACGAGTACGGGTGGAGACCTATTCAACTTCGCCGGTCAGGCGGAGGACGCACTGCAACGCTGCAACGCAGACAAGCAGAGCGCAACCAACGAACTGAAGGGAACCCAATGAGCCTGAGCATTAACGACGACATGGAGAGCCGCCAGCTCCTCGTCCTATTCGTGCAGGAACTGCGCAAGCGCCTTGAGGGCGACGTGCTCACCGCGCTGAAGCCTGCAATCGACAAGGCCATCGACGGGGTTGTGGCTGAACTCAACCCGGCCATCCAGAAGCACTACGACATGCGCTGCGACCGCATGGTTCACAACCTTATGGTCACTCGCCGCGAGGAAACAAAATGACCATTCAAGTAACCCTGATCGGCGGCCCTGCCGATCTCCAGCGTCACGTCGCTGATCGTGGTGCGCGCTACATCCGCGTGGCGCACATGCGGGCGGCGCAGGCGCGCTACTACGGCCCGAACGATCCGATCCACAACCTCAGTGTCAGCGCGCACACTTACGATATTCGGCAGGTGGATCACTCCACCTTCGTGGGTATCTGGCAAGAGCAGTGGGGTTAACGATCCTCATTGACGCCGACGTTCTCCGCTACCAACTGTCCTTCAAGAACACGAAGACGATCAAGTGGGAAGACGAAGACGACGGCGCTGAGGTTGTGGTTGCTGAGGTGGTCAACCCCGAGAAGGCGAAGGCCGACCTGGACGACTATATCGAGGAGCTGCTGGAGAAGTTCGGTACGCGTAACTTCCTCCTGCCTCTCTCGGTCAGCACCAACTTCCGCAAGGCGATCCTGCCCACGTACAAGGGCAACCGCACGAAACCCAAGCCGGCCCTGTGGACTGCTGTGGATGGATTCCTCCACGAGCTGTACCCCGAGAAGATCATCACCCGCGAGTACCTCGAAGGCGATGACATCCTCGGTCTCCTGGCGACCATGCCGAAACCCCGGCTGTGCCCTGGCAAGCGAATCATCGTGTCCATCGACAAGGACATGCAGACGATTCCCGGCCGCCTGTTCAATCCCGGCAAGCCCGACATCGGCACCCGCACGATCAGCGAGCACGAAGCCAATCTGTTCTGGATGAAGCAGGTGCTCACGGGTGACACCGTGGACAACTACAAGGGCTGTCCCGGCATAGGCCCCAAGCGGGCCGATGAATTCCTGATGCCCGTTCACGAGGCGATGTTGGGCGAGTCCGTTGAGGATCACCTGGCCGCCCTGTGGGTAGCCGTGGTGGAAGCCTACGCCACCAAGAAGGGCACCGCTGAGGAAGCTCTGATCCAGGCCCGTTGCGCGCGAATCCTGCGTGACGGCGACTACAACTTCAAGACCGAGGAGGTCACCCTCTGGACACCCCAATGAAGATCATCGGCATCTCTGGCCGCGCACGTAGCGGCAAAGACACGCTCGCCGGTATCTTCAAGTTCCTGGACAAAAACGCTGTCCAGCTTTCCTTCGCCTCACCCATCCGCGAGTTCATCGCCGGCCTGATCGGCATGTCCGTTGACGAGATCACGAACAGCGATGCCAAGGAGCTTCCGCTCCCCTGGCTCAACGGCAAGTCCCCACGGCACCTGATGCAAACCCTGGGCACCGAGTGGGGTCGCGATCAGATCGACCCGAACCTCTGGATCAAGGTAGCCGCCAAGAAGATCGAGACGCTGCGTGCTCAGGCCAACCCGCCGAGCCTTGTGGTGTTCTCAGATGTCCGGTTCGACAACGAGGCGGAAATGATCCGCTCGCTGGGCGGCTGGATCATCCATCTGTCAAGGGGCGAAGCCACCGAAGTGGCGGCGCATGTGTCAGAGAAGGGGGTCACCCCGAACCCCTCGGAAGACATGTGCATTTACAACGACGGCTCCCTCGGCGACCTGGAAGAACAGGCTGAACTGGCCCTCGCCAGTTACGACGGCGGCTAAGTGCGGCCCGGATCGGCTCCGGCTCCGGTGTTTTTTTTCCGCTCGAAGTCGAACTCTTCAGTGAACATGGCCCACAGAAGCATGCATGCCAGAACCACGATGGCAACAATCAGCAGCCAGCCAACGAGCCGACCGCCTTGAAGGTAGTAGTAAAAGAGACCCAAGTACCCGCTGCACATTACCAAACGGACAAGAAGGCCGGCAGCGTACTCCCACGTCTTCCAGCGCCACGGCCAGATTCGATCCTTCGATAAGGAAATCATCACTGAGTAGCCCGCGTAAGCCCAAAACCCCCAAGCAATGATGTAGTTCCCGGCCTTGCTCAGCGTCAGAGCCGCAAACGGAATGTCGGAGATGTCGCCGGGGTAGCAGTACAAGCCGATGGCAGCAAGAACGAGTGCTCTGAGCAGGTACATGTTGGCGCCTTCCTCCCCTTGGAAGCGTGAGTATCCTCCAAGTAAGGGGGTGGGTAAAACAACCAACATAGGAGGAAACAACCGTTTCCCATCAAGGGTTCCGGTGGGTTCCTGAAGACTCATTCATACACCCACGGAACCCCCTATGTCCGACACCATTCCCCTGCACGCCTACGACCTGATCGACGAGCTGGACGCGCGATACCCCGAGGTCATCTATGACTCGAAGCTGGATCGCGATGAGTTCCTCATGCGCTCAGGCGAACGCCGCCTGGTTCTCTCGCTGAAGCTCAAGCGGCAGCGCGAACAAGAGGATCAGTATGTGCAGTAGTTCCCCCCAAGCGCCCAAGCCGACCGAAGCAGATAAGCCCGCCGTGATGCTCACCGCGCGCGACGGCATGAACGGTTCCCAGGAGAGCGCAAGTCAGGGCCGCAAGCAACTGCGGATCGACCTGAATAACTCCACCACCTCCGCTTACGGAAGCAGTCTCGTCATCCCCACTTGAGCACGTCCGCCCCGCAGACCGTCTCAGCAGAAGGCCGTTACAACCAGCTCAAGTCTGACCGTAACGCCGCCGAGTCCCGCGCGAAGCAATGCGCAACTCTCACACTGCCGACGCTTTACAAGGAAGTCTCGAAGGGCAAGTCGAGCTCTTCCCGCACCACCCCGTACCAAGGCACCGGAGCGCGCTGCGTCAATTCGCTGTCCGCCCGCCTGCTGCTGGCGCTGTTCCCCGCAAACGCCAACTTCTTCAAGCTGTCACCCGATGGTATGGACGCCAACACGCTCGCAGAGCAGGCCGGCATCCAGCAGGGTGAACTGGAGATGGGCCTCGCCGAGATCGAGCGCACCGTCATCAACGACATCGAAACGTCCGGCATGCGTGGACGCTTGGGCCTCGGCCTGAAGCACCTCGTGGCAACCGGCAACGTGCTGATGTACGTGCCCGACGACGGCAACGCCAAGATGTATCCGCTGTCCCGCTACGTGGTTGACCGCGACGGCATGGGTTCCGTGCTGGAGATGGTCACGCTCGATAGCGTCGCACCTTCGACTCTCGGGACAGACCTAAAGTCCATCTTGGGTCTCGACAAGAAACAAGGTGCTACGAAGGACGCTGGCCCTGAGCAGGATGTGGAGCTGTATACCCGCATCTACCGCGAGGGTGGACTGTGGCAGGTGTACCAGGAAGTGAACAGCACCATCGTTCCAGGCTCCCAGGGTTCCTATCCCATCGACGCGTGTCCTTGGATTCCCCTGCGGATTCCCGAGGAAGACGGCGAGGACTACGGCGCCGGCCTGATCTACGACTACTACGGCGACTTCGATGCACTGGAGAAGCTGAGCAAGGCCATCCTCAAGGGTGCCGCAGCAGCCGCCAAGGTTCTGTGGGCACTGGATGAGAACGCCACGATCCGACCAACTGCAATCACGCAGGCCGAGTCAGGTGACGTGTTGCGCTTCAAGGCCGAGCAGCTCAAGGCTGTTTCGCAGGAGAAGTTCGGCGACTTCAACTTCGTGGGTCAGCACATCGACAAGCTGATTACCCGATTGGAGATGGCGTTCGGCGTTCGCACCTCGATTCAGCGCAGCGGCGAGCGAGTCACTGCTGAGGAAATCCGCTACCTGGCCCAAGAGCTGGAAGACACCCTCGGCGGCATCTATTCGATCCTCGCGGAAGACCTTTTGCTCCCGCTGGTTCGCCGGATCATGGATCGCCTCACACGCGCCCATCGACTCCCCGATCTGCCCCCAGGTCTCATCAAGCCCCGCATCGTTGTCGGCGTCGCCGCACTCGGGCGTGGGCAGGACATGCAGAAGCTCATGGAATGGGCACAAGCAGCGCAGCAGGTACTCACACCGCAAGTGTTCTCACAGCGTGTGAATCCCGGCGAGCTGATGGCCCGTATGGGCGCTGCATCCGATCTGACCATGAAGGGCCTCATCAAGACTGATGAGCAGCTCCAACAGGAACAGCAGACCGACACCATGCACCAGGCCGCCATTCGTGCAGCCCCAACCATCGCAGGTGCCGCCATGGCACCACCAGGAGATATGAGTGGCCAACAGTAATCCAGTGACCGACACGCCGGCTGATCCGGCAAAGACCAAGCCGGTCACCCCGACTCCCGTGAAGACCCCGAAGGACACAGTGAAGGCCGAGGCCGATCCACTGGAGAAGTACAAGTCCGTCGTCAACGGTCTCACCATCTACAACTTCAACCACTGAGCCTTATGACCGAAAAGTCCGAGATCACAATGAACACCACCGAGGCTTCGGCCGCTGCCGCTGCTGCCACTACGGAAGCCGCTGCTGCAACCGAGGTCACCTATGGTGGCTTCAAGACCGTCGAGGAGCTGGTCGCCGCTCACGCCGAACTGACTGCCAAGCAAACGACGACGCCAACGGCTGAAGAAGCTGCCGCTGCCGCTGCGGAAACCAAGCCGGCCCTGGAGATTCCAGCGGGCGACGAAGGTGCTCAGAAGGTTGTCGAGAATGCCGGCCTGGATTGGGCGGGCCTCAACACCGAGTACGCCGAGAAGGGCAAGCTGTCTGACGAGACCTATGCCTCGCTGGAAAAGGCTGGCATCCCGAAGGCCGAGGTGGACACCTACATCCGTGGCAAGCAGGCGGAAGTCGATGCATACGATGCGGCTGTCTATGGCACCGCTGGTGGCAACGAAGCGTACCTTGGTCTGATCGAGTGGGCGAAGGGCAACCTCGCCGAAGCCGAGAAGATCGAGTTCAACTCCGCCGTCACGTCCGGCAATCCCGCACGAGCAAAGATGGCCGTCGAGGCCCTCGCTGCACGTCACGCTGCGAAGCGCGGTGCCCCTCCGGGTTCCCTGCTGAATGGCAAGAAGTCCCCCACGGGTGCTGCGCCGTTCAAGTCGCAGATCGAAGTGACCGCAGCGATGCGCTCGCCTCAGTACAAGAACGACCCGGCATTCCGTGCCGAAGTCGCGGAGCGGCTGCGCCTCTCCGAGTTCTAAACCACAACCCCGCACGCCTCTGCCCCCGATGAAATAGGCGGGGTCAAGCGCAAATAGCGGGGTATTCAACTTCTCTCACGTAAGGAAATCACAAGAACAAAATGGCAAACGCTGTACCGAATCGTCTTGGTCAAGTCCAGAACACTGGTGATGACAAGGCGCTGTTCCTCAAGCAGTACGCGGGTGAAGTTCTGGCCTCGTTCGTTGAGGAGTACAAGCTGGCGGGCAAGGTCACCGAGCGCAACATCTCGCACGGCAAGTCGGCCTCGTTCCCGGCCATCGGCACCATCGGCTCCGAGTACCACGTACCGGGCACCGAGATCACGGGCCTGAATGTCCAGCACAACGAAGTGATCCTGAACCTCGATCCCATGCTGATCTCGCATGTGTTCATTCCGAACATCGACGAGGCGATGAACCACTACGATGTGCGTAGCGAGTACACGAAGCAGCAGGGTCTCGAACTGGCAAAGCAGCGCCAGCTCAACGAAATCCGTTGCGCAATCCTGGCAGCTCGCCAGACCGAAGGCCCGGTGGATGGTCAGCCGGGTGGCCTGATCGTCAAGGCTGCGACGATGGGCACCGACGCATCGCTGGTCGCTGCGGCGATCCGTCAGATTCGTCAGAACTTCGACGAGAAGAACGTTCCCGATGAGGACGTTGTTGCCGTGCTGAAGCCCGCCATGTGGTACTTGCTGACCCAGGTGAAAGACCTGGTGGATCGTGACTTCAACCCGACGGAAGGCGCAAGTCTCTCGCAGGCTGTCATCCAGTCCATCGCCCGCATCCCGTTGCTGAAGACCAACTTCTTCCCGAACGCAGACGACACCGCGAACGCGAAGGTCGTTGCCAGCCGTCGTGCGGACTACAGCAAGTCGGTTGCTTCTGTGTTCCACAAGAGCGCGGTCGGCACGCTGAAGCTGCTGGACTTGGCACTGGAAGACACCTATGACGCACGTCGTCAGGGCACCCTGATGCTGAGCAAGTTCGCCCTGGGCCACGGCCCTCTGCGTGCTGCCGGCGCTGCGGAAATTGCCATCGGCGCGTAAGCGTCACCCCTCAACCCGTCACGACCTTAACCGGCGTGGCGGGTTTTTTTTGCCTGGAGACTTATGCAACTCACTGCAACCACGGAGCTTGAGGCTGTCAACCAACTGCTGAAGGCAGTGGGCGAGACTCCCGTCAACACGCTCGACAACATGGGCTTCACCGATGCCTCGATTGCGCGCGACACGCTGCGCACGAAGGCACGAGAGATTCAGTCACGCGGCTGGTACTTCAACCGCGACTACGACTACTACTTCACCCCGGCCTCTGACGGTCAGGTTGTGTTACCACAGAACGTCATCTCGCTGCGCCCATCGACGGCAGAGTCACGCCGTATCGTCCCGCGCGGCGGCAAGCTATACAACGCAGACGACAGCACCTACGTGTTCGACGCCGACAACGGCCCGGTCGCTGAGGTGGTCTGGATGTTCGACTTCGAGACGCTGCCCGAGTCGGCGCGTCGCTACATCACCGTGAAAGCGGCCACGCAGTTCCAGGCGCAGTTCCAGGGCAGCGAGCAGTCCTACGGGTTCACCCAGGACGACGAGCG